CCTTACATTCAAACCAATTGTGCATTGCCATAATCAATCCTCCTTCTTATACCAGCTTGGTTTAACCTGTGTAAGTTCCCACTTTATATAATCCTCGGCAGTCCAATCGTCGAAGCAAATATCCACTTCTCCATCTTTGGGGTAAGGACATAGGGTGTATTCCAAAGGATTGTACCCATTCTCTAATTTAAACTGCTCTATTACGAGCAACACATTTTTATCAGTTGTTACCATCGTAATCTCTTCCGGGGCTACAGGACCACACACTTCTGAATGTTTACCCAATACTTCACCGAAATACACCTCAAGTTCATGTTCTACAAGGTAATCTATATGCTCTTTTTCGGCAATAAACAACCCTTCAAGACTACCGCTTCTTCCGTAGTCAAAATTCATTTTAAACAGTGCTTTCATAAATCAGTCCTCCTCTTGTTTCGCTAATTTTCTAACCAATTCTTTATTCCATCCTTGGATAAATCCGTTTTCGTCAATATCCATGATGATGTAATCGCCGTAGCCATTATCTTTAGGACACATAACTTTAGGAACATACCCATCGTAAGATTCAATGACATCCATGTCTTTATCAAGAATATCGCACTGAAAATCATCGCATACTTTATAATGAACGTCAGCATTAAACCCATTCTCCCAATTGATGATCTTCCCTGTTTCAATGTCAATGATCGGTCGCCAACGATAATTTTGCCCAATTAAGATATGATTCTTGTCACCTATAAATTCGGCACAAGGGATAGTTGGCGGATTTTCAATATCGCTTACTCCGTTTATTTTTGCGTCCTCCCAATAACGTACACCTGCATCTACTTTCAAGTATATTGCTTCAAATTGGGTTGGTTTGTTGATTATCAATTTCATATCCTTAATATTTAATGTTGTATTTTCTTCTTTCGTATTGTGGTACATACCCCTTACAAGGGGTGTTCCCATTAAATAAGACCGACTCCGGCCTCACAGTTTCCCCATCTTTTTTAGACGGGGCTGTCCAATGCTTTTGCCGTTGATGACAGAGGCAATGTCTTTTAGAGCATGCCTCATTGAGGCATAATATCAGTTCTTTCATCTTGGATTATTTTCTCGAGTTTCTTTAGATCCTTTTTGGCTAATCTTACGGTATCAGCTATCCTTGGTCTTCCCTTGGAATCCACGTGTTCTAGGATAACTGATAGATGGCGGGACAGTGTTTTAATGAAAGACTCGGATAGCTGGTACCTTTTAACCATGGCCGTTATTTTTTATAAAAACCTTGGAACCTCACGATACCTAGATACTCGGGAGATTTCATTAGTCCGTCCCCCATGCCGCCCAACGTCTCGGCTCCCGGCTCGTCAAGGACAACCTTGGAGTCAATCTCCTTAGGTACACGGAAGCATATCTGTACGGGGAAATTCACCTTAGCGTCTCCCGTGATCACGTTAACCGACGCTCTTTGCGTAGCCGCCATGATCCGGAACCCAAGCGATCGTCCCTTTTGTAGCAACATCTTCAGATTCTCCTCCAATGACTTTTCACGACCGACCGTGCGTAGTTCCATTTTAGGCTCGAGGAACCCGAAGGCGTTCTTTCGCTGGCCAACCTCGACCATTTCCTTTATGTCAAGTTCCGTTCCCGACCGGGAGGACGCTACCGCGTCGGCGAACTCATCGAACACCACCAGCGTTTTCCATGATGCCCTCGATTTAGCCCTTTCCTGCATATCCTGTACGAGCTCTTTCATCTTGGCCTCTATTTCTTCTATATCATTATAGACCTTTATGTATTTCTCGGAGGAATAATTACAGAACTCGTATTTCGGATCGAAAATTACGATGTCCCGGATACCGGCTAAGCGGGCGTATTCTATCGTGGATATGATACACACGGATTTACCGCTACCGGTAGCTCCGCAAATCAAGGCGTGAGGCGTGGAGTTGTTATCGAGATCCCACACCACGAGCCTTCCGAAGTTATCCGTTCCTATGGGAATCCTCATGCCGTCGATATACTTCTTGTCCCAGTACAAGGACTTGGTTCTTTTCTTCGGTGATTCTATGGAGAGGTAGGATTTTCCCTCATACACCATAAGCTCGTTACCCATCCTTATGGATGGCACGTCCAGCGCGTTCGCTATGTCTAGCTTGTATTTCATTACCGTCGTGATCTTTGTCCCAGCGGATACCTCCAGCAGATATGTGTCGGACGAGTATCCGTTAATCTCCTTGGCCACGTTCACGATCACCCCGAATGTCCGTAGGATATGCTCTATTTTCTCGCTGTTTGTCATATTACTATTGGATAAATCATATTGAATGAATGAGGAAGCGTTCCTCTTGAACTCGGATATTACCTTGGGGTTTACCGATCCAAGGGAAGCGTCCCGTATTTTTTTCTGTCTCTTCGATATCAATTCCTTCTTTGACTCGGGCACGTTGAAATCATCGACCTCCGCTATCAGCGTCTTGGCCCAGAAATTATAAAGCTCGGCCCTGTCCACGAAGTTGTCGCTATCGTTGATCATGTACACGTAATCCGGATCGGACACGGCCTCTATCATCCTTTTTAGCGGCTCGTACAATATGGCCTCGTAAAGCTTCCTCGTGTCGTTATCGAGATTGATCACGAATTTCTTCAACTGGGAGGAGCCGTCCTTGTTTTTCGAGATCTTGTTCTCCACGAACCATACCTCGTCAATATTCTCCCCGAAGCGGGACTCATAGCACTTGACGTAGGTCATTGCCTGTTTCCCGCAGGTAAACGTTAGCTCCTCGTCATCGGTGAACTTGGCCCTTGACTTATGGTCTATGATGACCGTCCGACCGCTTTCCGTCCTTATCGCCAAGTCTAGCCTAGCGTGGCAGGGCAGGGGGATGTCCACCCCGTTTATCGTTACCCATTCCTCGCACCTTGATTCCACGGCGATTATCTCCTTGATACCGGAAAGATAGATATCCTTCTCCCCGTAGAAGTTATTGATAAGCCTCGTGGCGTTCTTGGTGGCCTCGATCTTGCATTCCTCTACGGTAGGTGTCGTTTTCTGTATCTTCCAATCATTCGGGTGTACCTCCTCTATGTATGAGAACGCTACCCTCTCCATTTCCGTGATCGGTATTATCTGCCCCTTGCGCTGTAGCTCCATGAAGAAATACTCCAAGGCCGAATGATAGGCGTTACCCGCTACCGTGCTGGAGGATGATCTGGATCTTTCCCGGTAAATCTCCCGTTTCTCGAACTCCTTCTCGTTCCGGGAGAAAGAGGCTACCTTGCTGTAACTCCAAGAGTCAATAAGGTAGTTTGATAAATGCTCCTCCAGCTCGGCGTTGGTATAGGATGAGTACTTGTTCATGGCATGTCCTCTTTGTTTTTGCCCTTAGACTGTCTCATCGCCTCCTTTTTTTGATCGACATCTTTCTTTGTCTCACGAATTGGAAGGATTAGATCGTTTACCGTGGTATCCCCGTCCTTTAACGCTTGTATGATCCCGATCAGCATGGCGATCTCGTCGGGGCCTATCTGATTGCTGGTCTGTTTGCCGCATAGCTTAATGACCTCCTCTTCCGTTATGGCGTATTCGTTCTTGAACTTGTTGATGATATTAGTTCTCGTTTTTAATATCTTGTCAGCGTCGGATAGATCCCCCGTGATGAATTTTTGGGCGGCTTGATAGACCCTGTCCACTATGGCCTTGGGGATAACGGCGAATACGGAATTGCGATAAGCTATGGAGTTGGCGGCGTTTCCCGTTACGGTAATCATGTCGTCTGAGTAACGTTTCCCCTTGCTATCCACTATGCTCCTGCGAACCTCGAACGCGGACGCTACGTTTGTCTCCAGATCCCAGCATGTACCCCTGCTGATGATCTGCTTGTCCGTTATCTGGATAACCTTGGCCTCAGTCCTGATATTACCCCAATTGGATACGATTATCTTGGCGAGGTGTACGGATGGCCCAGTAATAGGTTTCCCTCCTCTTGGCAAGGCATAACTGCATGACCTTGCCGTGTCTTGATTCATCGTGGCCATTACCACGGAATTATCAATACTCCTTCTGATATCCCTAGGATATCTTTTCGCGGTCGCAACTTGTGAGTCCACGTTTGCTCTCTCAACCGCATCTACCTGTAAAATTTGTACTTCATGGCTTTCTACTGGAAGTACCTCGTAACTGCTTGATTCCATGATTATTTATTTTGAATGATTTTCTTTACCAATATAAAGTGCTGGTTTCCCAATCTCGTTGATACCGATCGTCCTCGGATTCTGTTTCCTCCTCCCCGTCGTACTCCGGTTCGCCGTCGGGGTCTTTGATGTAGATGTCTCTCATGCGATCCTCCGATAAGCAATGCCTTGGGACTATTGTATTTCTTTAAATACCCCTCCAGCTAATTTGTAATATGTATCCGCCTTTATCTTCTCCCCATCAACAAATTCCGTTTTTACGCAAACGGGGATATATCTTTGCTTTTTATCAGAATAAGACCATTCGGATAATGTTATCCATGATCCTTTTGAGGCTTTTGCTACAGAGTTAATACCTGCGCACATGATGACACAGCCTTCGCCTGTGCTGTCTATCTTGGCATCGTCGCCGGATGATCCTATCTGGGCATAGTTGCCGGATGAATTATCCTTTATGCTCGTTTTTATTTTTTCAGGTGATGTGATCTCTTTTAGCCATTCGACTCCAAGATTGATCATGTCAGCCAGTTTTAACTCTGCTTTTATTTTTATTTTCGAGGAGCAAATCTTTGTCCCTCTATCCTCCTTGGATATATTCCCGTCTTGCTCTACTTCGCAAAACCTAGATCCTATCATGGAATAATGATCAAAAACTTCAAATGGGCTTTCGCAGGCGTGAAAACCTCTTTTACACACCCTGATCTCTCCATCCATCTCATATTCCTTACCGATTTCATATTGAAAATCCCGACATTTTAAATTTTTATCAAATCCCTTGTAAGATTTTATAGCAGCCATTTTATTTATCGTTTATAAGTTTTACCAAATCATTCCTCGTCTCCATAGCTTTTAACAGCCAATATCTTGATTATTACATATAATATGACACTGGCACCACCGAGTAAAAAGACCGCCCTTTTCAAGGGGTCCTCGAACCAGTAGCTTAACGCCAGTATAGCCGCCACTACCAATATCGCCATGAACGCCATTCTTAAAGTGTTCATCAATTGTTTAACGACGGCCTTGGATATCTCCTTTATCCGTCCTGTAATGCCATGTCCCATATATTATTGTTGTTGTTAAAATCGGAAGAAAGGCCTCATATCCTCACGGACGGAGACCTGCGTTGCACTTTCGTGAAATAATTGATTGAATAGCATCCGCTAGGGATGAAACGTGCTCCCTGCCGGGCTTGAACCGGCGACCCTAACATTATGAGTGTTGCGCTCTAACCAACTGAGCTATAG